GAGGGAGTGAATCGATTGCCCTTTGCGTCCTCGAGAATGCCGACGAGCAAGCTGGGGGAGTTTGCCTTGAGACCCTTCCGACGCCCCTGATTGTCACTCTTCAGCTGAGCCTGCACCCGATCCCACAACTCCCGAGAAACGACTGCAGGGTGTTCTCCGCGATGGTTCTGACCCCGGTGGTGAATCTCCCCGAGGTAAATCCGGTTCTGCAGGATGTCGTACAACGCACCCCGGGAATAGGAAGTTCCTCCCGACCGCTTCCCGGCGGCGCTGATCCTCACCTTGCTCTTGATGCCTTCCTCATCGAGCCGGGCCTTTAGCTTCGAAACACATCCGAGTTCAAGGTAGAGATGGAAGAGCCGAACAACGAGCTTGGCTTCGTTCGGATTCACGACTAGTTTTCGGTCCTTAAGGTCATATCCGAGCGGTACGGTGCCACCCATCCACATCCCTTTGCGTTTGGAGGCGGCGATCTTGTCGCGGATTCTCTCCCCGGTGACCTCCCGTTCAAATTGCGCGAAAGAGAGCAGAATATTAAGGGTTAGCCGCCCCATCGAAGTCGTGGTGTTGAACTGCTGGGTGACCGATACGAAAGAGACCCCGCGGGCGTCAAGGGCTTCCACGATCTTGGCAAAATCGGTGAGACTACGGGTGAGGCGATCGACCTTATAGACCACGATGGTGTCGACCTTATTGGCCTCAACATCTTTGAGCAAACGCTGGAGCGCCGGTCGGTCGAGGGTTGCACCCGAATATCCACCATCGTCGTAGTTGGCCGGGAGGGCTCTCCATCCTTCGTGGCGTTGACTGGCGATGAAAGCCTGGCAGGCTTCTCGTTGAGCATCTAAGGAATTGAAGGACTGCTCAAGGCCTTCTTCGGAGGACTTGCGGGTGTAGATCGCACAGCGGATGACGGCTTTGGGCTCCGTGCTCATTGGGCCTCCCTGGATTGGTTAGATTGTTTGTGTTTAAGACCGAAGAAGAGTGGTCCCGACCAGCGGGTGCCAGTGATGAGGCGGGCAATCTCGGAAAGGCTTTTGTAGCGAGCGCCTTTGTATGCATACCCTTCCGTTTCCACTTCGACGACATGGACTTGTTCTTTCCACTGGCGTACGAAGCGAGTTCCGGGTTTGACCGGCGGACGGGTTGAAACTGCGGCGTTGGGGTCGGCTTCAAATGCACTTGCAAGCTGGCGAAGCCGACGGCAGCTGGCGTCGTTGAGTCCACCAAACGTGTTTTCCTGCAGACGGTGAGCAACGATTTGAAGCATCAGATCCTTTCGCATTGCAGGCGGCGGTTCCCTGCTGAAAAGCTGCTGCCATAATTCACCCAGGGCGGGCTTGCTCAATTGGGGCAAAGAAGCGAGGCGCTGCGCGATTGAAGAATCAGGCATAGTATCTCCTTGAGAGGATCACCAACATTGACGCTTCCTTTGCGGAAACAATCAAGTCCATTTGGGGCGGTAAAGCCCGCGGTAATGCCGGCAGTCAAGAAGCGCGTGAAGTTCGATGAGGCGAAGTTCTTCAGCTATCTCCGAGACAACGCCAATCCCGCCCTGCTGCGTTTTCTTCGCTCGATCGACAGCAGAGCACGGGTAGAAATGGCGTCGTACATAGTCCGATATCTACGAAGATCGGAAGAAGAAGCAGTCGTGTCTGAACGCAAACGCAGGGGTACGAAGGTAAAAAGGACACTGGCCGCTACGATTAGCAGTTTGCGAAAAGCCGCTGCCAAATATCGAGAACTGGCGACAATTGAAATTCCCGGGTCCGGTTCGCTAATCAAGGCGGGCTCCTCTTTGTGGCCGGAAGGAGCTCCTTTCCTCGCTGACCTGCTTGAATCAGAAGCCGCCAAACTGTCCGATCATCTCGAAGGTGCTAGGAGACTTTATAGTGAGAAACGCTTTGGGGTCTCGGGGAATCATCTGTGGCTGGTCACATTGCATGAGTTTGTGTTGGCTTGGACAAAACGCGAACTGGGTCAAGCCCACGTACTTACGCCCAATGAGATTGCCATGCTTATTACGGCAGGCAAGGTCACATTGGGGTGGCGTGAGGACATGAGCGACACTGATCCTGAGCTCATCAGTAAGGCGATCCTCAATTTCCGCTCCAATCCGATCAATGCGCCAATTTTGGAGGGAATTAAGTCGTATGCCCTCAAGCGTTGCCAACTGGTCAGTATCGGCCCATTCCTTCTGGGAAACGAAATCTAAGAAAGATCACGCTTTTCGTTTCCTTCCACACATCTGGTTGCTGGCTTAGGCTCTACTCGACCGTACAGCGTCTCGAGGAGAGTTAGCAGATGGTTCCGAGCCCAGGGAAAAAGGCGAGCCCCCAAGTAATTCCGGCACGCATGGTAATGCGACGCGGCTTGCGATTGTTTACCGACCGATTAAGCAACTCAAGCTTAACCCCGATAATCCGCGCATTCACAGCGACAAGCAAATCTGGAAGATCTCGCGGAGCATGGCAGTGTTTGGTCCCATCGTCCCCGTCTTGGTCGACAGGAACACCCAAGTCATCGCCGGTCACGGCCGCGTACTGGCGGCCACGTTGCTCGGCCTGAAGGAATTTCCCACCATTTGCGTGGAGCATCTCACGGAAGCGCAGGCTATGGCATTTGCCATTGCCGACAACCGGCTAACGGAGAGCTCTGACTGGGACAACCGCTTGCTAGCCGCACAGCTTAAGTCTCTTTCCGAGGTTGAGCTGGATTTCAGCCTCGATGTCACTGGGTTCGAGGTTGGCGAAATTGACGTCATAATCGAGGGAGCGGCGCCTGGCACCGAGGGAGAGATTGATCCCGGGGATGTGCTGCCGGAGACCACCGCATCCACTCAAGTCAGTAAGTCGGGAGATTTGTGGTTGCTCGGGCGTCACCGTGTGTATTGCGGTAATTCTCTCAATGAACGCAGCTTCTCCACTCTGATGCAGGGTCGTCACGCAGCCATGGTGATCACGGATCCTCCTTATAACCTGGCCGTCAACCAGGTGACCGGACTAGGAACCATTCGGCACCAGAATTTCAAAATGGCCGCGGGAGAGATGAGCGAGTGCGAATTTTCTGACTTCTTGGCACAAGTCTGCAATCTGCTGGCGAAGTACAGTGTCGACGGGTCCATTCACTTTCTGTTCATGGATTGGAGGCACATGGGCGAGATCCTGCAGGCTGGCAAACAAGTGTACTCCGAGTTCAAGAATCTTTGCGTGTGGACTAAGGACAACGCCGGAATGGGTTCCCTATATCGCAGCCAACACGAGTTGGTGTTCGTCTTCAAGAATGGCAAAGACGCCCACTGCAACAATGTTCAACTTGGGCAGTACGGGCGTTACAGAACAAACGTGTGGGCGTACGCAGGGATCAATTCGTTTTCGCGGACGACAGAAGAGGGGAACCTCCTTGAGTTGCATCCGACGGTAAAACCCGCCGCCATGATCGCTGATGCCATCATGGATTGCTCAGCGCGGGGCGACATCGTTGTCGACTGTTTTGTTGGAAGTGGCTCGACCATCATCGCCGCCGAACGCACCGGCCGGATTTGCTACGGAATCGAAATCGACCCTACCTACGTCGACACATCGGTTCGCCGCTGGCAGGCATTTACCGGGTTATCCGCCACGCATGGGATCTCAGGGCTTAGTTTTGCCGAACTCGAACAGGAGGCCGCGAATGAACTCAAGCAGTGAGGAACCACGCGCAATGCCTGAGGCCCCGAACAAGGTGGGCTATGGCAAGCCGCCCGAACCTACTCGCTTCCGGAAAGGAGTGTCTGGGAATCCCAAAGGGCGACCGAGAGGCAGCCTGAATGTTGCTACGGTGTTCACTAAGACCTTGCGCGAGCGGGTCGTGATCAACGAACACGGCCAGCGAAGAACTGTGACGAAGCTCGAGGCCGCACTCAAGCAACTCGTGAATAAGGCCGCGTCAGGTGACTTAAGGGCGCTCCGCCAGTTGGTCGAGTTGGCACGCGACGCCGAGGCTAAACAGAACACTTCAGAAACGCAGAACCCAGGCATTGGTGAGCTCGATCTGGAGGTTATGGATGGCATTCTGAGGCGCTTTGAGGGAGAGAAAGAGGAAGGTCACGAACCACGGGAGGCTAATGATGGCGACGATCAGCGCGGCTGAGTATCGGACGCTCTTGCGGTACGACTTGCACGCATTTATGCACCGTGCCTTTCGTGAACTCAATCCGCAGGTCCCGTTCCTGCACACCTGGCACAACGAGCTCGTTGCCGCGAAGCTCGAAGCTTGTTTTCGGCGCGAAATCAATCGCTTGATTATTAACTTGCCACCGAGGTCCTTAAAGTCTCACGCCGCAGCCGTTGCTTTCCCAGCGTACGTTCTCGGTCACAACCCTAGTGCCCAGATCATCTGCGCCAGCTATGGACAAGACTTGGCCAATAAGCACTCGCTGGACTGCCGAAACTTGATGGCCAGTGAATGGTACAAGAGTGTATTCCCCACCCGACTTTCCCCGCAGAAGCAGTCCCTGCAGGAGTTCCTCACCACGCAGGGTGGTTTCAGGTTATCCACTTCGGTGGGCGGCGTGCTGACGGGCCGAGGGGCAGACATCGTGGCAATAGATGACCCTTTAAAACCTGACGAGGCACTCTCGGAAACCCAGCGCAATGCTGTGAACGAATGGTTCGATCACACGCTCTACAGTAGATTGAACGACAAAAGAACCGGCTGCATCATCATTATTATGCAGCGCCTGCACCAGGACGACCTGGTCGGGCACGTGCTGGAGCAGGAACACTGGGATCTTGTTCGGCTGCCAGCCATTGCCGAAGAAAACGAAATTCACGTAATCGATTCTCCTATTCGAAGCCGCACCGTGTGTCGCCGGGCTGGGGAGCCGCTGCACCCCGAACGTGAACCCCTGGCGGTCCTCGAAAACATGCGCCGCACCATTGGTGAATACAACTTTGCTGGCCAGTATCAGCAACAGCCCGCCCCGCTCGGTGGAGGAATGGTGAAAGCTGGGTGGTTCAAAACCTACACAGCCGGCGAGGAACCCGCCAGTTTCGACCTCATTTTCCAAAGCTGGGATACAGCAAACAAAGCCACCGAACTAAGCGATTACAGCGTCTGCACCACCTGGGGCCGCAAAGATCAACGACTGTACCTGCTTCATGTGTATCGCAAGCGTCTGGAGTATCCCGAGCTCAAGCGCTCGGTCGTCCATATGGCCGCTGCCTATCAGGCCACAAACATACTCATCGAGGACAAGGCCTCGGGTACCCAGTTGATCCAGGATCTGATTCGCGAGGGCATCTGCGGCCTGACTCGCTATGAACCCAAGATGGAGAAAATCATGCGCTTGCACTCGGTGACCAGCACGATCGAGAACGGTTTGGTGTACCTGCCAAAGCAAGCCGAGTGGCGCGAGGAATACCTGCGCGAACTCACGACCTTTCCCAACGGTAAATACGACGATCAAACCGATTCGACTTCGCAGGCGCTGGACTGGATCAAAGGGCGATACTTCAAATTCCCTGTATTCGAATACTACCGACGCGAAGCGGCCAAGCAGGGTCTGTTTTTCGATTCCAACGGCAACCCTTCACCGAAAGAAGATACAAACCACTACGTCGCTGTTCATCAAACCACCGGGCAGAAAATCCGCTGGAATGGACAGTGTTGGGTGGATTTCACGACAGGAGAACCTTATGTCCAATAAACCAGTTCCACCGAATGGATTCAAAGCACTAGAAGAGTTCGAACCATGCCCCGAATGTGGTCACAAGGGGCACGGCAGGATCGGCCAGCAGAAGCGCTGTAGCATGTGCGGCCACCAATGGCCGCCTGTGCAACGGGTGCTGCAAGGACCCACCAGGTCAGAAATTCTGAACGCAACGGCCAGGATCTTCCCATGGAGATCTTGAAGGCACTGAAGTGGCCTCATCCTGCCAGGGTCCCCGACGGGACAAGTTGAGCCGTTGGAGTGTGATGAGGAACCGTCTGTACGAGGCATTGTGGGATGAGAAGTAAGTGTTGAGACGGCACCTAGCGCCAGGATCGTTCGGCTGAATGGTTGAGCGCAGCCCTGAAAAGGCTGGCGTCGGCGG